GTCTTTGATACCTCGTGCAAGAAATGAGTTAGTTAGATTATTTTTAAACGAAACACAATGTTCTCACATAATGTTTATAGATGCCGATATGTATTTTAACGATCAAGCCATTGCTACTTTATACAAAGCAGATAAAGATGTAGCTTGTGGGATATACCCAAAGAAAGAATTAGATTGGAGTAAAGTTTCTACGGCTGCGAACAAAGGCAAAGTTGATTTACCTAATCATTCATCGTCATTTGTACTAAACCTACCGCATGGTGTTAATAAAGTAGAGCCTGATGCTGATGGTATGGTGGAGGTACGACATGGTGGCACAGGGTTTATGCTTATTAAAAGAGAAGTGTTTGAAAAGTTAGCACCACACGTTCCTGAGTATAGAGCATCTACAAAACAAAACGAAAAGGGAGAGTTTGTTAGACCTCTTGTAAAACAATTCTTTGATACAAGTATTGACGAAACCGGATGTCTATTATCTGAGGATTATCATTTCTGTGCTTTATGGAGAAAGCATGGTGGGAAAGTATATGCGAATACAAAACTTAAATTTAATCACATAGGCACACATATATTTGGGGGGAGTATTGAATAATGTTTAGCAAAAAAGAACCTGATGCAACTGACACACAAATTGGTGGTACGCATTACAAAGATATGGGGGCAGAGCCGTGGGAAGTTTTAAGACAATGGCTAAGTCCTGCACAGTTCAAAGGATTTTTATTAGGCACTACTGTTAAATATTTAGCACGAGTGAATGTTAAAGATGTTGACGGCAAAGGTGGATTACAAGATATTAAAAAAGCACACCACACGTTGACGTACTTAATAGAACAGTTGGAAAAATAAGGAGATGAGTTATGGCTATGAATAAAAAACAAAAATTGCGAGAGAAAATTTACGAAGAATCGAATAGACCTGTAGGTCATTATTTGATACCAATAGATAGTCTAGGTTTATCGGTTAGAATAAGCAATTCGTTAAAAGCTTATGGTATTTTTTATATCGGAGACTTAGTACAATTTTCACCAAAGCAACTATTACATTGTGTGCCAAATATTAACGACATATCTATCAAGCAAATTGAAAAAGCTATGTTTAAGCATAAATTTACTTTTGAAACTAAAATTTTAATAGACCCTTTGATTAATGAAATTATTGATGGATTACATACACATATAGTAGATGGTATGAAACAACGAAGAGAGTCAACTTTAAAATACGACCCTGTGCTTTCAAGACCAATAACTGATACATTTGTGCGAAGAATTAACATAGATGCTTTACATAGAGAAGGTATTTATACAATACTTGATTTAACCCAATGCACTGAAAATGAAATATTACATATACCATCAATAGGGAAGAAAGCTTTAGATGACATCAAAAAATTTGTTTTAGAACCCGAAGGTTTATCTCTTGGTATGTCAATAACTGAATTAGTTAAGATGAAAGAAGAAAAACGAAAAGACATTATAAAAAAAGGGTCATGGGATTATAGTCTATGGGATGAATCACCCGATGACACCTGAGAAGAAAGTTAAAAACAAAGTCGTAGCGATACTGAAAGAACACAAGGTATATTATTTCTATCCTATGACAGGTGGTTATGGTAGCAGTGGTGTGCCGGACATTGTAGGTTGTTACAAAGGACATTTTTTTGGTATTGAATGTAAAGCAGGTAAGAACAAACCTACAGCACTACAACTAAAAAATATAAGAGATATACAAAACAATAATGGTATAGCTATTGTTGTTAATGAAAAAAATATTTCAGATGTTGAGACTATGTTAACTACTTGTCAAATACTAGAGGGGAGAACTCTTTGAGAAGACCTCATACTGGAAGACAAATACAACTGTTTAAATGTTTAGAAAAAAACTACGCTCTATCTAAAAAGCAATTATCAAGAAAAATGAAAGTAAGTGTACGTAGCATTGAAAGATATTTACCAGTGCTTTTAGAACATAAGGTGGTAGAAGTAAAATTTACAGATATAAAAGGTAACTCAAAAAAACCAACGCATTTTTATTCAATAATGAGAAATAAATTATGAAACAAGAAACATCTACTTTGCAAAGATTTGTTAAGTTATTAAAAGTATACAGTTTAGATTCTGTGGATCTTAAAATAATTGCGTTTGCTCAAGACAAATGGAATAAAGGAGATGTTAGAGTTACTGACTTTTTAATAGAACATGTTATAGCATCTCCTAGCACATTACATTATCGTGTTACCAAACATCTTGTGGATAAAAAAATATTTAGTATAAGAGTTAACTCCCAAGACAAGAGGGAGAAGTTTGTAGTTAAAGGTAAAAGGTTTGATGACTTACTGAACAAAGTAGATTTGTAATGCTTATAACTATAGACTTTGAAACTTACTATGATAAAAAATATTCGTTATCAAAAATAACTACTGAGGAATATATACGCAGTAAAGAATTTGAAGTTATTGGTGTTGGTTTAAAAGTTAATGACGAAGAAACAGAATGGTTTTCTGGCACTAGAGAAGAAACAAAAGAATGGTTGTCTCAATTTAATTGGGATAAAGCTGTTGTACTAGCACACAACATGATGTTTGATGGTGCTATTTTATCTTGGTATTTTAATATACACCCTTACAAATTAGCTGACACGTTATGTATGGCACGTGCAATTAATGGAGCATACTCTTCTGTAAGTCTTGCCAATCTTTCAAAAAGATATGGTTTAGGAGAAAAAGGCACAGAAGTTTTAGATGCGTTAGGTAAACGTAGGTCAGATTTTTCCCCCTCTGAACTAGAACGCTATGGTGGATACTGTCGCAATGACGTATATCTCACATATAAATTATTTGAGAAACTCTATAGTGTTTTTCCCCCCGGTGAATTAAAAGTTATTGATATTACCCTCAAGATGTTTACAGAACCTAGATTACAGCTAGATGTTAAGTTATTGGAGGATCATTTAAATAGTACGAAAATAAGGAAGGCGGAGCTATTAAAAGATTCAAACACCTGTAAAGACGTTCTCATGAGTAACGATAAATTTGCCCGTCTCCTGGAGGAAAAAGGTGTTGTTCCCCCTAAGAAGATTAGTTTGAGAACAGGCAAGGAGGCATGGGCTTTTGCAAAGACTGATGAAGAGTTTAAAGAACTAGCTGATCATGAGAATGAAGATATAAAGATATTAGTAGCCGCTAGACTAGGTAACAAAACTACTTTAGAGGAAACTAGAACAGAAAGATTTATTGGTATAGCTAGTCGTGGACTGATGCCAGTTCCCCTTAAATACTATGCGGCTCACACAGGCAGATGGGGAGGATCAGATAAAATAAACCTTCAAAACTTGCCGTCACGAGGTAATGATGCAAACAAGTTAAAGACAGCTATTCAATCACTAGATGGGTACACAATAGTTGATGCTGACTCTTCTCAGATTGAAGCAAGGGTTCTTGCGTGGTTGTCAGAACAAGATGATCTAGTAGATGCTTTTGCAAATGGGGAAGATGTTTATAAAATTATGTCGGCTGGGATATATAACAAATCAGTTGACGAGGTTACAAAAGCTGAAAGGTTTGTAGGTAAAACCACTATATTAGGTTGTGGTTATGGTATGGGAGCAGTTAAGTTTCAGAGCCAATTAAAAACTTTTGGCACAGAGATATCCCTTGAAGAGTCAACACATATCGTTGATGTCTATAGAAGAACTTATAGTAATATATCAAATCTATGGAAACAAGGGCATAAATGTTTAGATAGCATGGTGGATATTACAGCTAATACTTTAGGCAAACATGGAGTTTTGAGGTTTGACCCTCAACAAAGAGGATTTTTACTACCTAATAGATTATGGCAACAGTACACAGGTTTACGTAAGGTGTACGACCCTGATGGCAGACCTCAATATGAGTACAAGACTAGAAATAGTTACACCAAAATATATGGTGGTAAGTTAATAGAGAACATATGTCAAGCCCTTGCTAGGTGTATAATTGCAGAGCAGATGTTAAAGATATCTAAAAGATACAAAGTAGTGCTTACAGTTCATGATGCTATAGCTTGTGTAGTTCCTGATAGTGACCTTGAAAAAGCAGTTGAATTTGTGCGAGATTGTATGAAATGGCGACCAGATTGGTGTCAAGATTTACCATTAGATTGCGAAGTAGGGTTTGGTGGTAACTATGGGGAGATTAAATGAGTTATACATGGTCTTATTCAGCTATAAATTTATTTAAACAATGCCCTAAAAAATACCATCATCTTAAAATACTAAAAGATATTGTAGAACCTCAAAGTGAAGCCCTTTTGTTTGGCAATAGAGTACACCAAGCGGCTGAATTTTATGTGAAAGAAAACACTCCTTTACCAAAAGAATTGGGTTATTTAGAAGAAACTCTTTGTAAGATAAAAGAAATTAAGGGAGACAGACTGTGTGAATACAGAATGGGTTTAACTAAGGATTTGCAACCATGTGGGTTCTTTGACAAAAAAGTATGGTGGAGAGGTATCGCAGACTTAATAGTATTAGGAGATAACAAAGCATATTTAATAGACTATAAAACTGGCAAGAGCAGTAGGTATGCTGATGTAAAGCAATTAGAAATACTATCTTTAGCTATGTTTAAGCATTTTCCTAAAATAAAAAAGATAAAAGCAGGGTTATTGTTTATAATTACTAAAGAACTTATTAAGAAAAATTTTAGTGCTGGAGAACAAGATAAGTGTTGGGAGTATTGGGTATCTAATACTAATGACTTAGAAAATACTTTAAATACAGATGTATGGAACGCTAAACCAAATTTTACTTGTAGAAACTATTGTGCAGTATTAAGTTGTTCGCACAATGGACGAGGGGAATAATATGCCTTATGTAAATAAACCAAGACCTTATAAAAAAGAATATAAAAAACAAAAAGCACGTGGAGAGCATAAAGCAAGAATGGAACGTCAACGTGCAAGACGTGCTATGGATAAAAAAGGCAAAGATTTAAATAAAAATGGTAAAGCAGATAAGAGAGAGGGCAAGGATATTTCTCATAAGAAACCATTGAGTAAAGGCGGTACAAATAAAGACGGATATAAGATAGAATCAAAAAGTAAAAATAGATCACGCAACTATAAAAAAAAGAAGTAGAATAGAGTTTGCCGAGTTTTAAACTAGACTAAGTATTATTAAAAATGATACTTTGGTCGATACGAGTATTTAAAAGGAGAGTACGTGGAGATCATAAACAACAAGGCTTTATTGCTTAAAGTAAAGCAACCGGAAAAAATAACTTCTGTTATACCAAAAAGTAAATCAATAACCTCACACCAAGTGATGGTCAAATGGGGTTTAGAAGAAGCCCAAGTATTAAAAAATCTTAAAATAAAAAATGTGCCGTCCCCTATCATGGCTAACTACAAATGGGGAGGTATGTATAAACCATTTGAACACCAGAAGAAAACATCTTCTTTCCTGACATTACATAGACGTGCGTTTGTATTTAACGAACAAGGCACGGGGAAAACAGGAAGTGTTATATGGGCGGCTGACTATCTAATGAAATTAGGACTGATAAAAAGAGTTTTAGTCCTATGCCCTTTATCAATAATGCAATCGGCTTGGCAAGCTGATTTATTTAAGTTTGCTATACATAGGTCAGTTGGCATAGCACATAGTTATTCCAAAGATAAAAGAATAGAAATAGTAAATTCAGACGCAGAGTTTGTCATATGCAACTATGATGGGCTACAAATTATACGAGACGAAGTTAATAAAAACGAATTTGATTTAATCGTAGTTGATGAAGCTAACGCATATAAAACTGTTACTACAAAAAGATGGAAAGTTTTAAACTCTATCATAAAACCTCACTCATGGATTTGGATGATGACAGGCACACCTGCATCGCAAGCACCAACAGATGCTTATGGGTTAGCGAGAATAATTAACCCCACTGGCGTACCAAAATATTTTGGATCTTTTAAAGATCTTGTTATGTATAAAGTATCTGAGTTTATTTGGCGGCCAAAAGATAAAGCAGAAGCTATAGTGCATGAAGCACTACAACCTGCAATTAGGTTTACTAAGGAAGAATGTTTAGATTTACCTGACATGACATATACCACAAGAGATATTCCTTTAACAAAACAACAGGACAAATACTACGAGCAACTTAGAAAAAATATGTTGGCAGTAGCCGCAGGTGAAGAAATAACAACAGTTAATGCGGCCGCAAACTTAAATAAGTTATTACAGTTATCTTGCGGTGCAGTATATACAGACAACAAAGAAACAGTTGAATTTGACGTATCAAATAGACTAAAAGTTTTAACTGAAGTAAGTGACGAAGCAAGCCACAAAGTAATTGTGTTTGCACCTTATCGACATGCAATTAATTTGATAGAAGATTATCTCGTTAAAAACAAATACCATTGTGAAGTAATTCATGGAGATGTTTCTGTAAATAAAAGAACGGATATATTTAATAAGTTTCAAACAGAAGATAAACCACAAGTATTAATTATCCAACCACAAGCCGCATCTCATGGTGTAACTTTACATGCCGCAAATGTTGTTGTGTACTGGTCAGCAGTTATGTCTGTAGAAACGTATTTACAGGCGAACGCAAGAGTTCATAGAGCCGGACAAAAGAATCCTTGCACAGTGGTTCATTTACAAGGTTCGGCTGTGGAAAAAAGAATGTACAAGATGCTCCAATCAAAAATCGACATACATAATAAGTTGATAGATTTATATAATAATATTTTAGAAGACGCTTGACATTGTAAAAGATTTACTTATAATAATTAATAGTGATATTTAATACTAATAAGGGGAAGAAATGAAAGTAGATAAATTGGTCAAGGTTTATCTAAAAATAAGGGATAAACGTAAGGAGTTACAAATCGAATACGATAAGAAAGATGAGTATTTGAAAGACACTCTAAAAGAAGTTGAGACGGCTCTTTTAGACGTATGCAAAGAAACAGGCGCAGATAGTTTACGTACTGAATTTGGCACTGTGTCTAGGAGAGTTTCTAAAAGATATTGGACGACGGATTGGAACTCTATGTATGAGTTTGTTAAAGACAACGATCAATTAGACTTGTTAGAGAAACGAATAGCACAAGGCAATATGTCAACTTATCTTGAAGAAAACCCTGACAAACTACCTCCGGGATTAAACGTAGACAGTAAATATGCAGTAACTGTACGTAGAAAATCATAAATGAAAAGAATAAGTATTCAAAATAACATGTGGCGGTTTCTCTCTGATGGGAGAGAAATTGATCGTGAGGATAAAGCTACACTAAATGTAGTGATTGTAGGTGCGGCTGAACACATATCAAGAATTTATTACACAGGTAAATATGATGAAAATAATTATAGAAAACCTGATTGTTATTCGATTGATGGTGTTAAACCGCACGAGTCCTCTGACAAGATTCAAGCAGACACATGTGTCACATGCAGTCAAAATATTAAAGGTTCCGGTGCAGGGAACAGTCGTGCATGTAAGTTTCAACAACGTATTGCTGTAGTTTTAGAAAGTGATATTGGTGGGCATATCTATCAGTTAAACATACCATCTAAATCTATATTTGGGCAGGGTACAGTAAAGAAATGGCCTTTACAAATATACTGCAAAAAAATAGCTGAGAATGGCGCTCCCATAACATCAGTTGTAACGGAGATGTGTTTAAACTCAGACGATTATGGCACTCGTATAACTTTTCAACCAGTGCGTATTTTAGAGGATAAGGAGTTTGATGAAGCATTAAAACAAGCAGATTCTGCATTAGTAAAAAAAGCAATTAACGTATCTTTCAAAACATCTTTTGATGAATCAGATTTAGATATAACAAATAAAAACAATTTTTCTAACTTGGTGCATGTAATGGGCATGTCATCTGACATTTAATAAAAGGAGAACTTTATGTCAAACCTATCTTTAACCAACGTCAGCGAGAGTGATCTAAATGCTTTAGCAAAAGCTATGGGTATGAGTGCTGATGCAACTGCAAAAAAACAAGGCAGTACATTACCACGATTAAAAATAGACCACAAGGGTGTTGAAGGAACAGCTACTATAAAAGGTAAACAGAATGTACCTTATCAAGTAGTAGAAGCAGGACAATTTTGCCTAGAGCGTCTTGATACTGATGGCTCAAAAATATACCAAGAAAACCTTTCTATAAGATTATTTAATCAAAGGTTTATGTACAAAAGGTATGTGAGAGATGGAGAGTCCGGACGTTACGTTAAATCAGTTATGGGTTTAGATTTAAAATCTGATTTACAAGATACAGATGGTGGTGTTAATTGTGGTCGGTCTAGTAAGTACATAGAAGACTTTGATAGCTTACCGCAGGAAACAAAAGACTTAATGAAAAGCATTAAGAGAGTTAGAGTGCTTTTTGGGTTGGCAACTTTTAATCAAGCTACTAATGAAAAAGGCGAAACAGTATCTGTTGTGGAACCTATTCCTTTTGTATGGGAAGTAGATAATAGAGATGCTTTTAAAACATTGGGTGTTCCTGTTAATAAAATGGTTACAAAAAATCTTATTCTCCCCCAATGCGAATTGAAACTAAGCACTGAAGAAAAATCAGTTCCTAGTGGGATTAAATTCTACTTGCCTAAAGTATCTATTGATACTGAGAATTTGTTTGACTTGAGTAAAGAAGATCAGACAACATTTAACGACTTTAACGAGTGGGTAAATTCTTACAACAATTGGGTTCTTTCTCAATCTTCTAAGAGTTCTGATAGCACGACTGTAGATATTGATGTTGCAGAAGATGTTGAAGATGTTGAAGTAAAAGAAATTACTAAGCCGGTGAAAGAACCTAAAAAAGTTAAAACTAAAAAAGAAGAAGCACCTGCTCCTAAAAAAGATTTAGGTAAAATCTTGGACGAGTGGGATGATGACGAGGAGTGATATATGTCAAAAGGTTATTCAAAAAACTTTATAGATACAATCGAGGGTGCGGATAAAGGTTTACTAGGTGTCCAATTGGGGTCTATGTGTGTTAAGAACGATATACCTGTAACTGATGTTGCTGAGTTCTTAGAAGTATCACGTATGACAGTTTACAATTGGTTTAAAGGATCTACAAAAGTTTGTGAACCGCATTTACAGAAAGTAGAAAAATTAGTTAGTAAATTAAAGGACTAAGGGGGTTTTATACCCCCTTATTTTACTGAAAGGACATTTTTATGTTATCAAAAATGGACTTCTTTTCTTTCGTTCTACCTTCTACAGGTTCATATTGTTTTGTATCTTTAAAGGATGCTCCAGGAGCAACGAGAAAAAAATCAAGTCAAAAATTTTGTAATACTTTAGATGAGTTAATAGCACATACAGATAAGTTTTTAGAAACAAAGTGGGATGTTTATGTTGCACTTGCGTCTTATGATGATGCAGGACATCGCACAAAAGAATGTGCTAAAGAACTTAAAACTTTTTTTATAGACATAGACTGTGGAGAACTAAAACCATATAAAGATAAAAAAGAAGGTTTAACTGCTTTAAAGAAATTTTGTAAGACTACTCAATTACCAAAGCCAACTCTTATAGTTGATTCGGGAAATGGTCTTCACGTTTATTGGGTTTTAAATAAAGTTATAGAATCTCTAAAATGGATTGCTATGGCAAATGCGTTAAAAGATTTATGTGAAGAGCATAAGTTTTTAGTAGATGGTGGGGTCACAGCAAACTCTGCTCAAATACTACGTGTACCAGAAACTTTAAATTTTAAAGACATTGACAACCCAAAACCAGTGGAGGTTATATCTCAAAAAGATAGTATAAATTTAGATTCTATAGAGCATATTTTAAAGGCAAAGGTATCCATATTTGATGAACTAAAAAGTAAAAACTTTCCTCGTCAACTAGATGCTACTACTTTAGCCCTACAAGCTAATTACAAAAATACGTTTAAGACAATCTTTTCTAAATCTATGAAAGATAAAGGTTGCGCCCAAATTAAATATGCCTATGAGAATCAAGAAACATTATCTGAACCCTTGTGGAGATCAATTTTATCAATTGCAGAAAGATGTGAGGACAAAGAAAAAGCCATTAATATTATGTCTAGGGAATACCCTAACTACAATAAAGAAGAAGCACTTAGGAAAGCATCTTTAACTAAAGGGCCATATACGTGTAGTTGGTTTAAGAAAGAAAACCCTGAACTGTGTAAAGGTTGTTCATTAAAAGTGACCTCTCCTATAGTAATTGGTAAAGAAATTATAGAAGCATCTAAAGAAGATAATGTTGTTAGCGCAGTTGAAAGTAGCACTGAAAAGAAAAAAACATATAATATACCAACTTACCCATTTCCTTTCTACAGGGGTAAAGTAGGTGGTGTATATAGAAAAGCAGATATACTAAAAAACAGTGATGAAGTGCCTAAAGACGAATGTATATACCCATATGACTTTTATGTAGTCAAGAGAATACATGATCCTGAAGAGGGAGAAGTTCTTTTATTAAGACTGCACTTACCAAAAGATGGTGTTAGAGATTTTTTAATGCCCCTAAGTTCTGCTTTAGCAAAAGATAAATTTTTAAGTGCTGTGTCTTTTCACGGTGTAACGGCTTTAGGAAAAAAACAGGATCTTCTTATGCAATATATAAATAAATCGGTAGAATCTTTACAAGCACAAGGTAAAGCAGAAGTAGCAAGAAAGCAGTTTGGTTGGTTAGAAGACGACAGTGCGTTTATATTAGGCGATAAAGAAATAAAATCTACCGGAGATATTGAGTATAGTCCTCCTACAATCGTTACTTTACCTTTAGTTCCTATGTTTACCCCAAAGGGAGACTTTCACACTTGGAAAGATATTATCAATGCTTATGCAGAAGAAAGCAGGGTTAACAGGGCTTTTGCTTTTTTTATGGGGTTTGGCGGCCCTTTAATGAAATTTGTTGGTGAGGGTATGCTTGATGGGTTTTTATTAAACTTGTTCTCTAAAGATGGAGGAACAGGAAAGTCAACTGTCTTACATACAATAAATAGTATTTACGGAAACCCAAAATCTTTAATCTTATCTTACAAAGATACACACAACCACAGGCTACAAAGGTTAGGAACTATGCAAAGTTTAACTCCTACTATTGATGAGTTAACAGATATAAAACCTGAAGATATGGGTAAGTTAGTTTATGACATTACATCAGGTAGAGGCAAAAACAGGATGGATTCAAAGGCTAACAAGGAGAGAAAAAACAATACAACTTGGTCTATACCTGTAGTTACCTCATCTAATAGAAGAATAAAAGATGCTTTATTAACTATTAAATCTTTTCCTGAACCTGAGTTACTACGTATATTAGAGGACAAAGTGGAGCAAGACCCATATGATAACCCTAAATGGTCTAAAACACATTTTGGTAGGTTAAATAATAATTACGGACACGCCATAGAGCCATTTGTAAAATACTGTGCTATGAATTTACCGGAAGTTATTGCCTTATTAAATAAGGTAAACGAGAAAATAGATACCGCAGCGGAAATAAAAAATACAGAAAGGTTTTGGTCAGCAGGCACAGCTATAGCGTTAACTGGAGGTATAATAGCTAAAAATTTAGGGCTGCATGACATACCTATAAAGCCTGTATTTGACCATGCGGTGAACTTAGT